GAACAACACGTTCTTCATGCGCTGAAGGCCGACGTGCTCTCGATGCGCATGAAGAACGTGTTGTTCTCGATTAGCGTCCCGTAGAACACCTTCCAACCGACCACGCGCAACTGATTGAGCGGGTCGGACTTGTCGGCGCCGAACAGGGCGGTGATCTTGACCTCGTCCAGCGACACCTGACCGTAGGCTCCGCGGCCGAAGATGAACGACGGATAGACCGTGATGCCGTTGGCCGGAGCCGCCGGCGGGGTCTGCGCGATGCCCGTGCCCGTGATGGTAACGGTCGAGCCGCCGGCGAGCTGGGTCGCCTGCCCCGCCATCGGACCGACGGTCGGGCCGGACGTGCTCAGCCCCAGGTTCGTCGGAGACGACGTGGTGCCGATGTAGACGTTCCAGGTGTAGCCGCTGGTCGACGGCACCGTGACAGTGACGGAGCCATTCGGGCCCGTGACCGCAACTGCGGCCGAGACCTGATAAATTTGGCTCTCATACTGGTTCTGGGTGTCTGAGCCGGTGATCTGGACAAAGTAGTTGCCGGTCGCGAGCGAGCCGGTGGTGGCCGCGGTGCCGGTCGTCGTGGTGACGCCGGTGAAGGTCGGGACCATGTTTGAGGAGCAGAAGCGCACGCCGCCCCACTCGCCGACTTCCGAGTTGTAGAGCCGATTGATGTCCGAGTAGGACCACGCCGTCACGACGGTGGAGTTCTCGCGCATGTCCTGCACCACGAGCGGATGCAGGATCGCGGGATAGTGCGGCATCTGCCGTGGGTTGGACGATGCCTTGGAGCCGCCGGCCTCGGCCTGGATCTTGATGTCAGTTTGCTCGTCGCCCATGTAGCGCGGCGCGCCGATGGTGGTGAGCGCGCCGACGGCGCGGTTGATCTCGTGCGGGTTGAGAACGTCGCCCGTCACCAGCGAAGCCCGCGAGCCGCGGGTGTTCACGTAGTTGACCTGGGTGCCGGCCAGCAGGTTGTTGAAGGTGTTGCGGTCGAGCGTCTCGCCGATCTGAAGGCCGATCAGTTCCTGCGCCTTCGTCACCAGCGGGTGCTTGATGGTGAGCTCCGCCACGTCCGTGATCGTGACCTTATCGCCCCACTGCTGGGCCACCGCGCTCACTTGCGAGATGGTCATGGTCTCGCCGATGGGCGGAACGCCTTCGGAGAGCGGCGAGAACGGGAGCGGGATGCGGTTGAAGCGGGTCGCCGTGTAGGTGGTGCCGCGGCCCTTGGGGAGGGTCAGCGGGTCGCCGAACTGGTACGCGACCAACTGGCGACGGGCCAGGGGCAACGTCTTGTCCGCGATATAGTTTTCGATGTCGGAAGAAAACTGGGAGGCCTGGTTCGTAGCCATCTCTCGCTCCTAAACGAACCAGGCCACCGGGTCTGGTTCAGAAAGTCATGTTCTCGAGGCGCTTTTCGCGTGCCTCCGCTTCGCTCATCTGCCCCCGACGAGCTGGGGTATCGCTGCGCTGCGGCGATCCGGGCCGCGTCTGCTGCCGAGCAATCCGCTGCTGCCCCGCAGCCGCCTGCTTGCCCCGCGCCGCCGTGCGCCCCTGCCGGGCCTTCTCGCCGATAATGTACGTCAGGAGACGTTCACGATCGACGTTTTGGCCCTGCTGCCGTAGCTGCGCCAGCCGGGTCTCGACCTCGTCGGCATACTTCGTGGCAAGCGGGTCGGTGGCCTTCAGAGCGTTGAAGGCGGCCCGGTCGCTTGCCTCGTAGGTCTGCCACTGAATCTGCCCCACTGTTTGCTGGAACCGCTTTTCGGCCTGCCCCAGCTTGTAATCCGCGTACTCTTGCGGAGTCATCAGCGCGATTTCTTCCGCTGACGGCCCCTTCGGTTGCTCCTGCCGGGGCTGCTCGAGCCGTGCCAGTCGCTCCCTCAATTCCGCCGCTTCTCGCCGAGCCGTGGCCGCATCCTCGACGGCCTGCTTCGTGGTCTGCGAGAGCTTCTGAAAGCGTGCCTCGCCCCGCGTGGGGCGCCGCGGCTCGCCTTCTACTTCTTGCCCTTCTTGAGCATCGGACCCGTCACCTTCGGCGGCCCCTTCAAGCTCGGCCCCGACTTCTGCATCTTCGCGATCGGGACTGTCGGCATCCGCTTCGGCTTCGAGCCCTTCATTCGGCGTCTCCAACTCGAGGTTGTCGTCGTTCTCACCGGGCATTACACTTCTCCTTCAGTGGGCTTACGGCCACCAGTCGTTAAGTTCCTTACGGGAACAACTCGGGCAGTGACTTACGGCCACCAGTCGGAACTGCTGCATTTTCCGCGCGTTATAGGGGAATGTCAATACGACGCATGAACCTACCGAAGCTCACTGCGCTTTGCGGGATTCTCGCCCTCACCTCGCTGGTAGCGGTCGACACGCTGAATCGTGCGCTTGATTTCAAGCACGTCCGCACGGATGTCCGACAAACCCGCCTTGACATAATCGAACTCCGTGAGCACTTGGCCCGCTTTAAAGATGGCGCCCGCTGAAACGGTGAGCACCAGGATGACAAGGCCGATCGTGACCGGCGTGCTCTTGCTGATCGGCTCTTGCATCGCTCATCCCTTGTAGTCCGGGTCGCCGGGCTGCGCCGGCGGAAGGGGCTCCTGCAGCTTCGCGTAGAGCGCATCGACCATCGTCTCGATCTGCGTCTGCTCGGCCGGCGTGATGGTGTCGCCCTTCAGGCTCGCCGCGAACTGCGTGGCGAACGACTTGATGTTCTCAATGGCCTGAAACGCCACGGGCGCGACCGCGGTCGCAATGTTGATCGCCTTCTCAACGATCAGCAGGATGGATGCGATGTCCATGTCAGTGAACTCCGTTTGCGTTCTGGACGGCCTGGAAATCAGCCAATGCCTGCTGCGCAGCCGCGATTGCGGAAATAGCATCAAGCGTAGGGTTTTTCGCGATTCCGCGTGCCGCGACGATGGCCCCCTGCGCCTTCTGCGCAGCGCTCTGCATCTGCACCACGATAGTGCGACACGACGGCGGGATCGTGCGGTTGACGCACAATTGCTTGTACGCGACGGCGGCGCTCAACGCGACGCCGTACGCCGACTCGATGGTCGCGAGCTGACCTGCGCCGAGCGGGTTCGGGATCGACGCACCGATGGTTGCGCACGCCGAGAGGGACAGCGCGGCGAAAAGACTGATCAACCACTTCATGAATTACCTCCTGCGGCGGTGCGACTGACCGCGGCTTGTGCTCCGGGTGTAGCTTCAATTTTCGGGTTCGACTGATTGGTGGCGAGCTGCGCCACCGTCTGGTTGGCTTGAGCATTGACCGTGATTTTCTCGACACCAGGCATTGCTTGAACCTGCCTGAGGACACTGCCTTGGCCGGTGAGGATGGCAAGCGGAACCGAAAGCGCCGCTGACGTCAGCGTGCAAATGGCCACAATAACCTTCGCCATCGTCACACCGACGATCACGTCAAGCTGCGTGCCGCCGGTGGCAAAGACACCCAGCATTCCGATGGCAACTGCGATCCATTGTGCAGGAGTAAGAGTCACTGCGCGCCCTCCTCTAACCTGATAATTGAGGATTATGCCTTAATATACTGATTAGGCAAGTGAAAGCGCACCGACCTCAAAAGCGTTCCTTATTTGAGCCAAGGACTTATCGGTCATAAATTGGTAGTGCGGAGCATCGGGGAACAACCGCCAGTCACCGCCCCACTCCAATGTAGCAATGGTCTGCTTTACTGCTTTCGCGAAGTCACTATACGCCTGATCTTCTGCTTTAGAAGCTCCGGTTAAATACTCACCGCCTTTGAATAAACCTATGTCAAAAGCTATTCCGAAGTTATGGTTGCTTTGGCCGCCCCGCGTATTGGTGACTTTAGGGATCTTCCGATAAAGCTCGTCCTGTTCCGGGTAAGTGCGCGTGCCCGATAGGATCAGGCATTTGATACCGGTCTGAGTCTCCCGCTGCTGCGCCAGCTTCATCACCTGCCGCGCCGCCGCCTGCGCCTTGGGGAGGAGCGTGACGATGCACTTCTCGCTGCGCGGGTCGAACGTGCCGAACAACATCTGCGTCTCGAGATAGTCGGCCTCCCAGTCGGCTTCAGCTTGCTGCGTCATCGGACCGTATTTGCCGTCGATCTTGCCTTTATAGAAGCCGGCCGACTTCAGCAGCCGCTGCTCGAACTTGACCTCGTCGGGGAACATGCGAACGCTCATGGGTCTTTCTCCAATGTCACCCCCACGCGCAGCTTCTTGATCTGCTCAACCGCGGCCGCAGCGCCTGCTTCATCGCCGTCCGCAAGCTTGTAAGCCATCAGCGCCGTCCACTCGTCAGCTGCGAATGGATTATCTCGCAGGTCGGCCTCCAACGCAGCAATGGCTTCTTTGCGCCGGTCGTACAACCGTACAGCCATGAAATAGCGCGGGTAGGCCGTGCGGACCTGGTGGCTATAGGGAAACAACTTAGCAGCGCTGATGAGGTACGCCGTGGCGTCAGGTGAGCGGGTAGACAGCGAAAGTAACGCTTGAGCGCTCAACCACAGGGCTGCGCAGTTCAACCCGATCGCGGCAAAGATGGCCAACAGCAAGAGCCGCGAACATCGCCGTAGCAGGCATGTAGAGCGGGAAGGCTGCCAGTCCGATGACGAGGAAGACGACGGTGACATAGTGCTCTCGGGTGAGCGGGCCGCGCAAAGCAAACGCCAAAAGTGCGACCAGCACAAGACTTCCAGGCCCGAGTTCATACAGCAGTTGAAGCAGGTCGTTGTGAGCTTCGGTCGGCCGCAGAGCGAGGCTGTCGATCTGCTTGGCGTACTCGGGATACGTCGCCCAGAACGAGCCGATGCCGCGGCCCCAGAATGTCATCCCCGCCAGCGTGTCTTCCCACATCTGCGTTCGCTGGATGAACGTGTAGCCGCCGAAGATCGTACCAAGCACCGCGGTCGCCGCCCCCGAAAGTGCGGCCGCAACTTTATTTTTCTGCCATATCAATAGGATAAGCGCGCATCCTAAAGCTAAAAATACGGTTTTGCTTTGCCCGAGAATCACCCCTGGAATAGCCATCAGCACCAGCCACCGCCACCTGGGTACGCCAAGTATCCCGACGGCGGCGATCACGCAGAACTCCGCAGCAAAGTTCTTGTTGTAGAAGGTGCCGGCCGGCAGCGTGACTTGCGGCAAACCGTCCCAGCCCAATGTCTGCGCGATCATGATCGCGCTGTTCACGCCGGCGCCAAGCGCCGCCGCTACCCATACCGCGTTGAGATCGCGCCGCGCCGCGCCGATGCAGAACAACAGCCCAAGCAACCCGAACTTCCCAGCTTGTAACAATCCGTCATAAAAATTGAACGTCCACGCGAGCGAGAGCGCACACCACGCGAGGAACAAAAGGCCGAGCACATGACCGCGCGTGCGCGTGCCCGGATTGAAGTACCAGATGAACGGAACGACCGCGGCGAGCACGCACCACCGCGGCGCGGTCGCGAGTTCGGGGATGCCCGGAAGGATCAGAATCGCGACGAGAAAGACAACTGAGGGCACTCAGCAACCGCTGCCAACATTGTCGATGATCGTGGTCGGTGTAGTGCTCGTACCGCAATAGGCGATCTTTTTGCAGGTGCCTCCGCTTGTCCCTGCCACCCAACTTTCTTTGCAGAATCCCGCGCCTGGAGCGCTGCCGCTGGCGGTGATCTTCTGTCCGGCAAGCTCGCCCTGCGCCATCACAGGATTGCCAGCACCGATCAGCCAGCCACCTGTCGTGCCCCAGTGTGCAGCGACTTTGTCCGTGGTCGATCCTGCAACGCTCGATACGACGTCAATGCCGTCGGTGCCGTTGACAACGAACGCCATATAATCCGACCCAAGCGCGTTCATCGTCAGGATCGACTGACCGCCGGTGCCTTGATTCAAGTATAGCTTCTTCGCTGCGAGATCCGCGCCGGTGAGCGTTGAACCCGCCACTGTCGTCTTGATCGGGCCGCTACCTTGGATGGTCAGTGATGTCCACTGATCTGGCGCATTCCAGTAATCCTGGTAACTTCCACTGATCACATTAACGGTGTTGGGACTGCCGGACTTATTCGGCCCGATCAAAGTGCCTGCGGAATTTGTAAGCGTAATCGCATACGTGCCGCCACCAACAAAATCATTACCCATGATCATCATTGCAGGCGCGTTCGTTGCAACGATGTCTGAGCCGGTGCCACCACCGATGGTATTGCGAAGATAGTTATTGGCTATGACGATGCCCTGGAAGCCGTTCACGATCTTGATCGGTTCTTCCGACATGCCTTCAAAATCGTTTCCGATCACCTGTAATTGTGTGGACGCGCTAACATTCACGATCAGACCATTTGTGACGGTCCCCGAGTTTGGAACGATTTTGGTATTGGCTATAAGACCGCCGCCCGAACTTTCGTAGCTGATGCCTGCCACCGCGTTAACAGGATAAATCCATGAGTTTGTCAGTCGCCAGTCGCCGGCATCAGCCGACACAATGTTTCGTATCCTAACGCCATAATGCGCCGAATTAAAAACGGCAACCCGATCAACAAACCATGAACTGCCTACAGCGATGTCTAATCCGTCATAGTACCCGTCAACGGAAACATTACCGAAGTTGATTTTCTGCGTAGCAACGCCGCTCGTGACAAGGACTGCCGATGAGCCGGACGTAGCCGTTCCTCCGACTTGACGGAAACCAAGAGCCTGAAATGTCCCGGTAATGGCGGTAGCATTGAAGTGCTTAGCACTGGTGGACCCGCATGCGAACAACGACCCATACCCGCCGGATACGCCGCCAATACTTTCCGGCCCCGCACCCCACATCAGAAACGGATTGGCGATTGTAAAATTGCAAGTTGCTGAATAAAAATATCCTGGCGGAACTATAAGAACACATCCGTTGGTCGGGCACGCGGCGAGCCAGTTCGTGATGGCACTACTAACGTCGTTGGTATTAACACCGCTCTGCGCCGTTGTCAGTTGGGCGGGGGTCAAATAGTTCGCCAGTGAATAACTCTGCCCCAAGTTCACGCTCGACGAAAGACACGACCGTCCGTTCACATCCACCGTTGGTTTCTGCGACGACCCAAGAGCATA